ACAAGGATTCCCGTCCACGCATGATGATCGTGTTGGATTCCCTTGGAATGTTGTCCACCGAGAAGGAGATGAACGACACCGCAGAAGGCAAGAACACCCGAGACATGACTCGCGCACAGGTCACGAAGGCGGCGTTCCGCGTTCTGACCATCAAGTTGGGTCACGCACGGATTCCTCTGCTGATGACGAACCACACATACGATGTGGTGGGTGCGTATGTGCCAACGAAGGAGATGGGTGGCGGCAGCGGACTAAAGTATGCCGCTTCCACCATTATCTACCTGTCCAAGAAGAAGGACAAGGTGGACAACGAGGTGGTGGGCAACATCATCCACTGCAAGGCGTACAAGAGCCGCCTCACAAAGCAGGACAAGATGGTGGATGTTCAGTTGAACTTTGAGACAGGTCTAAACAAGTACTACGGTCTGCTTGATGTTGCCATCAAGCACGGCATCTTCAAGAAGGTGTCCACGAAGATTGAACTTCCGAACGGCAAGACCGCGTTTGAGTCACAGATCAACAAGAACCCCGAGAAGTACTACACCGAGGACATCTTGAAGGCTATCGACATTGCCGCAAAGAAGGAGTTCTGCTACGGCAAGGACGAGGCACAGGCAGCACTGGACAAGTTGGCTGAACTTGACGAGGAGATTGGACTCACTTGAGCCAAACCGAAAAGACAATTCTAGCGGGATTGCTGACTGACTCTGAATTCTGCAAGAAGACCATTCCGTTCTTGCAAGAGGAATATTTTCTTGACAGGGTTGACCGAGCGGTATTCCGTTCGGTAAAGGAGTTTGTGGACGAGTACAAGGGCGTTCCCACACGGGAAGCCCTGCTTATCGCACTGGAGAACAACAAGAACCTTAATGAGGACGAGTTCTCGCGGTGCAAGTCTCTTGTTGGTGACTTGAGCAAGGCAGGCAAGCAGGATTTGGAGTGGTTGGTTGACACCACAGAACAGTTCTGTAAGGACAAAGCCATCTACAATGCCATTCTTGAGTCCATTCAAATCATTGACGGCAAGGACAAGAACCGTACCCCAAACGCGCTGCCCGAGATCCTGTCCAAGGCTCTCGCGGTGTCGTTTGACACGAATGTGGGGCACGACTTCTTGGAGGACTACGAGCAGCGGTACGAGTTCTACCACCGTGTTGAACGCAAGATTGCCTTTGACCTTGAGATGTTCAACACCATCACCAAGGGCGGTATTGCTCCAAAGACTCTGAATGTCATCATGGCAGGCACGAATGTGGGCAAGAGCCTGTTCATGTGTCACCACGCAGCGTCGTGCATGATGCAGAACAAGAATGTGCTGTATATCACTCTTGAAATGGCTGAAGAGCGGATTGCGGAGCGTATTGACGCAAACGTGATGGACATTACGATGGACGAGTTGCAGGACTTGCCCCTTGAGATGTACGAGAAGCGGCTACAGAACGCAACGCGAGGGGTGAGCGGCAAACTCATCGTGAAGGAGTATCCTACCTCAATGGCAAGCGTGAGCCACTTCCGTATTCTTCTTGACGAGTTGCGGCTGAAGAAGGGATTTATGCCCGACATTATTTTCGTGGACTACATCAACATCTGTGCGTCTTCACGCTTCAAGCAGGGCAACAACATCAACTCGTACACATACATTAAAGCCATTGCCGAAGAGATGCGCGGGCTTGCGGTGGAACACGATCTGCCTATTGTTACGGCTACCCAGGTTAATCGATCAGGGTTCTCGTCCACAGACATTGACCTCACAGAAACTTCTGAATCATTCGGTCTGCCGCAGACAGCAGACTTCATGGTGGCACTCATCACCACCGAAGACCTTGAGAAGAACGGTCAGATTATGGTGAAGCAGTTGAAGAACAGGTACAACCAAAAGTCCACAAACAAGAAGTTTATTGTGGGGCTGAACTACGCCAAGATGAAGTTCTACGATGTGAGCAGCGACGAGTACGAAGACTTGAGCGATTCCAATATTGAGAAAAATGAAGGCAACGGTTACGGAGCAGGCTACCGACCCCGTGACCTGACAGTCATATCATCAAAGTTTAACCGAGGCGACACTTCAAATTGGAGCATATGATTGTCTCTGTTCATTGACAAAAAGTATATTGGACTGGTGTCTCCACAACTGGATCGGTTCAAGTGGAAGAGCACATCGGTTGCTAACTGCCGTTGCCCCATCTGTGGTGACTCGCAGCGCAACAAGAAAAAGGCAAGAGGCTTCTTCTTTCCAAAGAAAAACGACTACTTCTTCAAGTGCCACAACTGCGGTGCAGGGCACAATATGCATCGCTTTCTTGAAGCCGTGGCTCCTGCTCTTGCGCGGGACTACTCGTTGGAGAGGTGGCGCAACGGCGAGAACGGCAAGAGCAACTACGTGAAGCCCGACGAAACAGAGATTGCTCTACCAAAGGCTGATCTGCGTTTACCCCGTATCACTAGCCTACACACAGACCACCCTGCACGGGTGTACATGGAAGCGCGAAAGATTCCTGACCTGAATCGTTTCTACTTTGCACACTCCTTTGGTGATTGGGTTCGCAGCATTGACCCCCAATACACTGGTGTTCCAAACGAGGAGCGAATTGTGATTCCGTTTGTGAACAAGAGTGGAGAACTGGTAGCGGCACAGGGTCGTGCCCTTACAGGAAGCGGAATCCGATACATAACCGTGAAGTTCAAGAAAGACAGTCGTGCTGTGTACGGCGAAGACCGATTAGATTACTCTCGAAGGGTTTATGCTGTTGAAGGTCCACTTGATGCTGCTTTCCTGCCTAACGCAATTGCTCTTGCTGGTTGCGAACTGTCTGACGGGGTTAAAATGTTTGCGGACTGCGTTGTGGTCTACGATAACGAGCCTCGCAACACGGAAATAGTGGGCAAGATAGAGCAAGCCATCAAGAGCGGATACACTGTTTGCGTGTGGGGCGACTCGGTGAACGAGAAGGATATTAACGACATGGTGTTGGCAGGCAGAACCCCCGCAGAGGTTCAGAGAATTATTGACGAGTGTGCTTGCAGTGGTCTGACTGCTCTAGCCCGATTTTCACAATGGAGAGTGCGATGACACAAAACACAGTACAGGTTCTTGATCACGGTTTCATCCAGTATGTGGATCACATGGGAAGTGATCTCACAGTGGTGAACGCTGCTCGGGTGTCGTTCAACAAAGAGAGCAGTTGGGACGGCGTACAGCACTGGAGTGGATCAATTACTGACAAGGCTTTAAACCAAAAGGATCAGAAACTGATCGCTTACCTTGCAAAGCACAACCACTGGACGCCATTTGCCCACCCACAGATCACCCTGCGGATCAAGGCTCCTATTTCTGTTCGCACACAATTTTTCAAGCACAAACAGGGGTTTGTCGAGAACGAAGTGTCGCGTCGGTATGTGGTGGAAACTCCTGACTTCTACACCCCACAGTGGCGAACCGCCCCAACCGAAGGCGCAAAGCAAGGCTCGGACGGGTTTGTGCCTGAAGGATTCGACAAGAAAATGCACACACGAGACTACCAAGAAGCAGTGTCCCTGTGTGTAAAGCGGTACGAAAACCTTGTAGCAAAGGGTATTGCGCCTGAACAGGCACGGTTCATCCTGCCGCAGGGTATGTACACAGAGTGGTGGTGGACTGGATCCCTTGCTGCGTATGCCCGTGTGTTCAAGCAGCGAACAGATCCACACGCACAGTGGGAAATACGGGAGTACGCAAGCGCAATTGGTAAACTTGTTGCGCCCCTATTCCCCCATTCTTGGGTTGCCCTGACCATCTAAATAGGGTGATGAACGACTCCACCCCCAGTGAATCCTTTTCGGTAGGTGACTACCCAAACGGAACAGTTTTCAGACTTGTTCGCGGCATACGCGGTAGCAGTTATTCTGTGGGTGATCGCTTCATGCTTATTGGGGAAGAGGACTGCCACTCTCCAAACATTCTTAAATTGGGTGGCATGGGTGAGGGGTTCTTTATTGATCCCGCAGGCAAACCCCTAAAGATTGAAGCAGACGAGTCCCAGTTCCTCACAATTTTTGAAGCCGTAGTGGAAACGCCTGCTCCCGAACTGGTTTTGGGAGAGGGCGAAACCGTTGACCCTGAACCCAAACTCGTAACAGAGGAAAAGTTCACGGAGTTCCGCAAGGGCTTGGCGGGAGTGCTGCAAGAGATTGCCGCTGTCCGCACAGAGCGTGGCGAACGCGGTCCACGAGGCTTCCAAGGCGTACAGGGAGACAGAGGGGACAGCGGCGCGTCCGGACCACAAGGTGAGGCAGGACCGCAAGGCGAAGCGGGACCACGGGGACCGCAGGGTGAACCTGGTCCGCAGGGTCCACAGGGTGAACACGGCGAAAAGGGAGATCGGGGAACACAAGGACCACAGGGACCGCAAGGACCGCGTGGCGACAAGGGGGAACGCGGTGAGCGAGGCGAAAAGGGAGAGCGTGGTGAGGCGGGTACAAGCGGCAGTGCAGGAGCACGGGGTCCGCAAGGTACTGTGGGTCCAGTCGGTCCTCGCGGAGAAGCGGGTGAGCGCGGCGAACGCGGTCCTGAAGGGGCTGCTGGTGCAGACGGTAAACCGGGTCCTCGCGGTGCTAAAGGCAACAAGGGTGACCGTGGTGAAGCGGGTGCGCGTGGCGAGAAGGGCGATACTGGACCAGTTGGACCGTCTGGCGTTCTAACCGCCAAGTTCCCCCTTGTATACGATGCGGAAGACCAGTCCATCGCTATTGATGAAGAGCGGTTGGACAAGATCCTGAAGAAGATCATGGGCGGTGGCAAGGTGTCGCCGCAAGACATGGGCTGGCTTGCGTCCACGGGTGGTGGGGGCAAGGTGGCTGTGTACCACAACGGCACAAAAATCACGCCTGATGTTCGTGGCATAGACTTTACGGGATCTGGTGTGGCTTCGGTCACCAAAGTGGGCGGAAAGATTACCGTAAACATCACTGGCGGTGGTTCTGGTGAAGTCATAATCACCAACACGGGTGTGCAGTCCTTCAACGGCAACACAGGAGCCGTCCAAGGCGTGTCGTCCTTTAACGGGCAGACGGGTGCGGTTTCTTTCCACGACTACGTGTTGTCGTTCAACGGGGTTACAGGAGCCGTCCAAGGCGTGTCGTCCTTTAACGGGCAGACGGGTGCGGTTTCTTTCCACGACTACGTGTTGTCGTTCAACGGGGTTACAGGTGCAGTGCAAGGACTGACATCACTGAACGGAAAAACTGGAGCAGTGGGTATAAGCACTGACCGACTAAAGGGTACAACACTGGAAATCAGTGGAAACACTCTGACTGTTGGTATAAACATCTACCCCAATGGAGTCAATTCTTCGAGTAAGTCTGGTAGTGGAATAGACGGAACAGACTACTTGCTGTTCCAAGAAAAGCCTGGAGCAGGTGGTGTGCCAGGAAAATTGTTCTATGGAACAGTGGCTCAACTTTTCAACACCCCTGTTGTAATAGACACTGTTCAAAGTATTTCTACAAACGATTACCGTTCAGCGTCCCAAACTCTAGTGTTGAATGCAGCCTTTGAGCAACGAAGCATATCAACAAGCACAGTAATAAATGAAATTCTGTCGCTGATAGACGGTGGAACATTCGCCTAAATACCAGTTGAGGACTGATACATGGCATCAACAATAGTATTTCGCAGAGGCAGCACCTTTCCGTCACAGGGATCAGGTATCACACTGGCAGAACCAGTGTTCAATACAAACCTGAACACCTTTCACATTGGGTTAGGACATGGTGTTACTGCGGAGTGGATTGGTGCACCCATCAGTGGTGCTTCAGCCAGTATTTCGTCCGCAGAAGCGTACAAAGTTCCCACCGCCAAAGCCGTAAAGGACTACGTGACAGACTACGTTACTGCGGTGAACGGGGTTCTCGCTGTTAACGGATTTGCTGGTGGAGTTACCCTTGCCGCAGGCACAGGAGTGTCTGTTGCTGCAAGCAGCGGCACAATTACCATTACGAACATGGGAGTCCAGTCGTTCAACGGCAATACGGGAGCCGTACAAGGCGTTTCATCGATCAACGGAAATACTGGTGCGATTTCGGATGTAGCATTCACAAATGCTGCACAATCTTTCAGTGGATTGCAGCAATTTACACACGGAATAAGTGCTTCTGGTTTAACTGCATCCACTGCACTGATTGAGACTTTAGATGTTCGTCAAATTGGTGACAGTAACTATGTTAGTATTGTACC